GTTATACAAAATTTGTCAGGTAGAATAATCAACAGAGTAAAATTTAGAAGAGCAAAACAGTGGAAAGGCACAGATAGAAATGGATTTGTACAGTACCATAATTATCCTGAGGGTGTTAACTTAAGAGAACCAGGTAGTTGGTTAGTCATGGCTAGAACAAACTATATGCTTGACGAAATAGAACGTGACATACGATTACAAGGTATGCTGTACAAAAGAAACAACAAGTTACCTATATCAGCAAAACTATTGAACGCTGTTGAGGCATGGAAAAAACTACACAATGGTGACATAGTTCCAATAGCAGACATCAAAGATATTTATTCATACATGTCAAGTCAAATAGGAATAGAGAGAGGACATAAAAATTTAAAAATGGCAGACAAAGAACAATATGAGTTAGAAGAATTAGTTATGCATCATGGATTATTGATGGGTGGTAGACCATGGGATGTTGCATTTGATAAAGTTGGTAATAGAGATAAAGAATACTTGAGAGCGATAGAAATAAGAGGAGCAATGTCAAAAGATCCTAAGATAAATCTTAGCACTATACACGGTGCAAAAGGTGGAGAGGCTGACAATGTTATGTTGCTTACAGATCTATCAAGAAAATCACAAGAAGCGATGGAAAGAGATTCGGATGACGAATGCCGTGTGTTTTATGTAGGAGCTACACGTGCTAGAGAACAACTACATATAATACAACCACAAAGAGAAGGAGGATTCATAATATGAGTTTTACCACTGGACTAGCTCCTGTAAAAAGGAACATAACAAAAGAAGATGTATTGCAGAAGGCTAAAGATCTTGTAACAGGTGATAGAAACGAGACACATGGTGATGCGTTTAATAATCATGCAGAGATTGCAGAGTTTTGGAATATATTTTTAGATAAAAAACTACAAGCGATGGCTAGCATCACAGCTGATGATGTAGCTTTGATGATGGTATTGATGAAGATATCTAGACACAATCAAGGAAAGAAAGTTAATATCGATAACTTTGTTGACATGGCGGGTTATGCAGCAATAGCAGGAGAGATTAATGACGCAGGACTTATTTAAAACTGTAACATCGCATTGGGTTGAACCTACGCAGTTCCCTCAGATAGAGGGACGCGTAGCGATTGATTTGGAAACATGTGATCCAGATCTAATAAAACATGGACCAGGTTGGCCAACTAAGAAAGGTAAGGTGATAGGTATAGCTATAGCCACAGCGTCCTTCAAAGCTTATTATCCAATCGCACACGAAGGTGGCGGTAACATGGATGAAGAAAAAGTTGTCAAGTATATAAAAACTATCTGTGATGATGAAACAATAGAAAAAGTATTTCATAACGCTCAATACGATATTGGTTGGTTGTGGACTTTAGGAATAGATGTCAAAGGTAAAGTGCATGATACAATGGTAGCAGCTGCATTGATAGATGAGAATAGATATTCATACACATTGAATAGTATTGTACACGAATATCTAGGTGAATTCAAAAATGAATCAAAACTAAAAGAAGCAGCAGAAGCTTTTGGCGTAGATGCAAAGTCAGAGATGTATAAATTACCTGCTATGTTTGTAGGAGAGTATGCAGAAGCTGATGCAGATCTTACATACAAACTACATGAGAAACTATCTTGGGAGATAGTCAAAGACAATCTTACAACAGTTTATGATGTAGAGTGTAGACTAATCAAAGTTATATTTCACATGACTAGACGTGGTGTTAGGTTTGACACCGTTAAGTGTGAGCAGTTGAACACAAAATTTCACAACAAAGAAAAGAAGTTGATGAAGCGTATTAAAGAATTGACTAATCTTGATATAGAGATATGGGCTGCAGCTTCTATAGCCAAAGCGTTTGATGCTTTGAATTTACCATATGAAAGAACAGAGAAAACAGATGCGCCTTCATTTACGAAAATGTTTCTTACAGATCATCCACATGAGTTACCAAGATTAATCATGCAAGCACGTGAGCTAAATAAATTACGTGGTACATTTTTACATGG